GGCGGACCTTGTTGACGGTGTAGTCAGTGTTAAAGGAGAATCCTCCAATAGCGTCAATCTGCCCGCACTCGTCCAGACACATGCTGACGAAGAGCATGCACCACCAAACAGAGTCGGACGGTCCAGCAAGCCACTGCTGACCAGTTCGAGCTGCCCAGTATCGTCCAGCCTCGGATCCGGGCTGAGGGTCGTCGGGTGCATAGTAACCAATCCTCGCTGCGGCGCGAGCGAGTACCTGCTGTGCAACGCTCACTGCATCACCTCAGTAGTCTGGGACACGTGAATGTCCTTGTCTTCCATGGGATCAGTTCCGATGTGGGCCTGCGGAGCAAGCGCCTCCTCGGGAATGTCTTCGTGACTGATCATTGTTATCCCTTCGAACCAAGCTTAGCTCGCCTGGCTCTGTTGAGTTCCCGGTTCCGTTCCATAATCTCGGACTGGGACATCTTCTTATCGGGCTGGTTCTTTTGGTTGCATACCCGAATGAGTGTGAGTAGTCGGTTGATGTGCCATGTCTCACACTCGAAGGGGATCTGGCAAGCGATCATCCAGTAGTAGATTAGCTCGGACGAGGTGTACTCACCAGATCCAGAGTCTCCACCCGTCTCACGGATGGTAGTTGCGGTCATCGTGTCGCCCATATAGGCGCTAATACGATCGACCTCAGATGGGGGAATCCTATCCAGGAGCGACGGGTCATACTCTTCATCAGTAATCATACACTTGATGTAGAGGGCCATCTCCTCAGGAGTAACTTTGTCATTACCGATGAGGTGTTTATGGGTAATTGACTCCCATTTTGACAGCGCGACCAGGTTGTGCTCCAGGTGCAGGATTCCGCCAGGCATGGAGACAAAGGTACCTGTCTCCTCATCGAACCCGTCGAGATCCGGGATAGAAACTATAAGCATTGCAGGCACCGAGGGCCCAGGAGTCTAGGTCTCTGAGCCCCCGGTGTGGTATATCAGCCTGCGAAGTGCGCCTTGATCTCGTCAGGCAGAAGAAGCTTAGGCTCGAGAGCCCCGCCTCCACCCTGAGCGTCGGAACCGAACAGCTTGGCCTCGAGGGTCTTAAGCTTACCGGCGTCGACGTCCAGAGACGAGATGGTCAGCAGCGAGGTGGGCTTGGCTCCAGACACGTTGACCGGCGTGGTGGACAGCTCCCAGGAGAAGGAGATCGCCTCAGGAGAGTCGTTGACGGTCTTGTAGCCCTTCTCGGAAGGAGAGGCCTTGCAGCCGTACAGGACGTGGAGCTTGTAGCCCTTGTCCTGACCAGCCACGTCATCACCGATCTTGGTGCGGTAGACGAGACCGAAGGCAAGTCGGTCCTGCTGACCGATCTTGACACCCTTCGTCAGCGTGGCGGAACCATCACACTGCTCGAACTCGTCGGGGTAGGTGTAGGCCTCGATGGTGGCCTTCAGCTTCTCAGCCGAGAGCATCGAGAGGTACAGAATATTGTCGGCGTAGAGGTCAGTAGCCTCAGCGCCCTCGGGCTTCTCGGAGATGGCGGTGATACCATTCCAAGCAACGCCCTTGCCGTAGGTCTTCTGGGTCGGGTCGTACACATACAGTGCGCAGTGGTCGACACCAGTCTCGATACGGCGCTCACCAGTCTTGTCCCAGACAAGTGCAGCCATGTTAACTCCTAATAGTAGACGTCGAAGATGTCGTGATAGAGGTTATCCGCTACGAGCCGAGACTCATGGCGGCTGAACAAAAGGTCCTCGATCTTCGTTCGTGTCGGGTCCTCGGGATGCCGGGCAATCAGAGTAACCTGGAACCGGTTTGCTTTGATATACTTGAGGTTGTCCGCGTACATAGGATCACCCGGATGCCGCTCGTAAACAATACACGGATACGAGAGCTTCAGCGACGGGAGTGGTTGGTAATAGACATTATCCGACCCGAGGATCTCTACCAGCTTCTCATGGAAAGCTAGGCGTCGGTCCATTATACACCCCCGTCAACTCGAGAACCAGACGGGGGAACTTCAGCTCCACATAGGAGATCTTCCAAAGTCCCCCCATCCAGCGTACGTACTTGAGGTTCTGGAGGTTATCCGTTAGAAATCCATCAGCGATAATGCTGATCTGGTTACTGAGGTTGATACTACCCAGAATCTCGTCGCTGCTACCAAAGCGGCGTGCTTCACGAAACACATCGCCATAGTACTGCTTCTCGACAATTTTGTCTTCCCAAATTCCCGGCTCGGTCTGGACCTGTGTGGCAAATCCTATCTCACCGAAGAATTTGGCCATCTATCACGGCTCCGCGACGACGTTACCGGCCTCGGTCTTCCGCTCGACGATGATGGCCGACTTCGGGTGAGTCAGCGCACCGGAGAGGCGGGTCTCCAGCAGGTAGTGGTACTGGTTGAAGGAAATGTCGAAGTCCTCGGCAGCGAAGAGCTGCCCACCCTTGTCCGCACCAATGGTATAATCGGACATATTGACGATGATACCGAGGGCATCGACTGTGCCGTTCTTGGCGGAGCTGCGCTGCAGACCCTTCATGAGCGGAACCTTGACGATCTTCGAGACGCCGACGTAGTCGGCCAGCTCGGAGACGCTGCGGAACAGACGGTGACCCATCTTGTCCTTGAGAAGCAGGATCTCGGTGACCATGTGGGGCTCAGCGAACCAGGTGGGGTTACCAGCGCCGTCGTAGTCGTCCATAGCGCGGACGATGGAGTCCAGAACGTCCTCCGTGGTGGTCTCCTTGGCCAGGACCACGCGAGGAGCGTAGAGGCTGTCCTCCTTGTAGATCGGGCGGATGCAGTCCTCCTTGATCTTGTCCTTGGAGGAGGCCTGACGACCATCACCGATGAGGACGGCCCGACCGAGCTCCTCCTCAAGCATGATCTTCATCTCGCCGCGGATGTAGGAGACGACATCAAAGTCAGTGATGTCCAGGATGTCATCCCTATCCAACCTCTGCTTCTTATAGATGGTGGTCGGCGAGGTGACACGCTGCAGAAGCGTGAAGACCTCGTCTTCCTTCTTATTGCCTTTAATGTAACCCCGGGCACGGGCCTCGTCGGCAGTGATGTCGGCGAAGCGGGTACGAATACGGGAGAAGGGCGAGTGCTTGGCAGCGCCGACGACGGAGTTGACCCAATCGGTCTTGCGCTTGATGAACTCCGGCTGGTTCCACAGATCCTTGGCCTCAGGGAAGAGGGTCTCGATCTGCTTAATGCCGTAGGCGTCGGCGTGAGCCAGGATGGCCTGCTTCAGGGAGCCGCTGGAGCGAGCGTCCTCGAAGATGGTCTCGACCTGGGCGTGAGTCAGGACGGGGAGCTCCTCGGTGGTAGCGGAGCCCTCAAACACGTTCTTGTGAGCCATAGTATCCTCAGTTGTGTCGGAATGGGCGGTGTCCTCAGCCTCTTCGGTCTCAGACTCCTCCGCCTCTTCATCTACGGAATCGACGAGCTGCCCGACGATGGCATAGACCGCCGTCTTCTGCTCCTCGGTCATTCCATCGAAGATCTCCCCGAGAGTGGGGTCATCCTCGTCGCCCTCAGCCTCATCGGCCTCCGGCTCCTCCTCGGCGTGCTCGACGTCGTCCGTCTCCTCCACCTCGAAGTCCTCATCCTCGTCCTCATCACCGTGAGAGACGAAGTCCAGCTGCTCATCCGTGTAGATGACAGCCTCGATCTCATCGCCGTTGTCGCCATGCTCGATGGAGACCTGGTCGATGAGGGCACCAGGGTTAGCGCCGCGGAGCACTAGGCTCACCTCGACGAGCTCACCGTGGACAACGTCGTTGCCCCGAGCCCGAACATGGGTGGCATAGATGCTCATCGCCTTGATGTCGCCGTTCTTGACCATCTCTCGAGCGGTCCGGCCACGATCGGTGTTGTTGAGGTGGGCGTAGGCGTAGACGCCGTCCTCACGAACCTCAAGGTCGGCATGCCCGAGGACGTTCTCGACGTCACCGTGCTTGTGCTGCCAGACCAGAGGTACAGTCTTCCCGTCGTACGCCGCGAATGCCCCGTGTCGGATGACCTTGTTATCCGAGCACCGAACATCGTTCTTCGTGGCGTAGCCAGAGAAATCGCACTTAACTGCCATTTTGACTACTCTCCATCAGTTCGGAAATTGGTACCTCCGATGCAGGGACGTCGTCGACCGGCTCTTCGCCAGGCGGCTGTTCCTCGCCCATCGGATTGATATTGGAGTTCACCAACTGGTTTGCCGTCTCGTCTTCGGACTGGGCCCAGCCGAACTTCGGGCGAAGCTCATTGGCGGTACCAATCTCATTACGCTTGACGGAGTCGACCAGCTTGGACATCTCCTCCAGCGGAACGTTGAGGAACGGATCCTCGATCGCCATGATCCGCTGACGCTGCGTTCGGGCAGTCTTGGTGAGGAAAGTCCTGGTGATGGCGTCCGTGATCGCTTTCAGAACTGGACGAACCGTTCGGTTCTGGTAGTTCAGCATCTGTCGAGCATCAGCCTTGCCGGTGAAGACATCCTCAGTCATCCCGAGCTGGTTGTACAGCTGCGTGGTAAGCCACTGAATCTGGCTCATGAGGTTGTTCTCAGACGGTCTGTTCAGCTGAGTGATTCGCTCTGCACCATCAGTGTAAGCGATACCGTACTGAGACCCAGCGAGCTGTTCCTCAATAGCCTTTCGACGTGCCTCGGCCTGCTGCTTCTTAAGCTCAGTCTTAACAACGTACGGAAGCTGAATGATGATGTCCAGCTTACCGGATCCAGACTGCTTATCGATGGCATCCAACAGGTGGAGCTTCTGTGTCAGTCGCTGCAGAGTCGAGTTCGGAGCATTCATTACGCTGTACAGAGGGTTCTGTACAACAGCGACAAACTCCTTCTCGAGAGTCAGCTGTTCTCGCTGCCCAGTCTGGTCATTATAGACCTCAACTCGAACGTGGCGAGGATACCAGTTCAGGATTGTGCCGACTCGCATAGACTTGATGTCGTAGCCCTGAGTCAAGTCGGGGCTGACATCTGTGTCTACAGGAACGATCGCTACAGCGCCTTCTTCGAAGAGCGTGAGTACCAAATCCTGGAAGAATCCCTGACCGGTCTGGTCAATGTTGGCGCTCAGAGACAGGCAGTCATCAAGGTAGCTACGGTAGTAGCTCTTAAGGTTGCCATTATCGTCAGTCTTGACGTGCCGAATAGGAACATTCGATACATCGATAGCAATCTGGTTATAGATGCTTGTGACGATTGTCTGATCGCCGACGACAGGTCGGTAATTCAGGTTTGGATTACCGAATGTCCACGAACCGTACTCCGGTGTGAAGTTCTTCTTGTCCGGGGATTTTGAAAACGCATTCCATGCGTGAGCTAGTCGATCACTAAGACCCATTTCACCTCCTCGCTCATTCGAATGCCTCCTTGTTGATCTTGTATGCCACGAAGGCATCCATCAGAGCAGCCACTGAGTCGATCTTCTCTTCCGAGCGTTTCTTCAGTAGCTTCCGGTTACCGTTGGTATCCTCAAGGGTGACACAGTTCCCCATGGTAAATGACATAAGTTCCTGGTCGAAGATGAGAAGGCGCTCCGAGGCCAGCTTCTTCAGTTCCCCTAGGGGGACCGATTCAGTTCTAGCGCCCTGGATTACCTTCTCAATACCATACGGTCCGTTCTCCTGCTCCCACCTGGTTACGAACTCCTTAGCATTGTATGGATCAAACCCAAACGCCGAGACGTCGTACTTCTGTTCGTCGATGTATTGGTCTAGATCTTCATAGACTTCCATCATGTCCAGGACGGTACCCTCCATGACTCGGAGGCTTCCTTCTTGGATGAACTCGTCATACTTCTGACGTAGAGCCCCTGGCAACTTCATGAGCGTCAGCTCAGAGATGTATGCCAGTGTCTTTACACCAAAAGCCTGATTCCTCAGTGGGAATAGGAAGGTGAACGCACAGAAGTCATCACCCTGAGACAAGTCGGCGCCCATAGCGCACTGCATGTTCCAGAACGTGTTCTTCCGGTGCGGAATCGTCTCCTCGTATGTAAAGAAGTACGTGTATCCCTCCATGGGGATCCCGAACCTCTTGGCGAGGATGTCGTTTCGAGCAGCTGGGGCTTGTTCCATTCGCTCGACGTCCTGCTGGTACCGATCATAAGAGACAGTGATGCCGATGTTCGGCTGGGCTTTCACCCACATAGCAGGATCTGCTACTTCCTTGATGTCGTCAAGGCGGTAGTAGAAAATTGAGATGTGAGGGGCGATGTATTCGCCCTTCAGGATTTTGAGCAACTCCATCTTCATGGTGTCGCCCACCGCATTGCGGATTGTTCCCTCCGATGAGACGGCCAGAATTACTGGATCGTCGATCTTTGAGGCACCCTGTTCGAGAGCACCGACCACGTCCTCACGGATGTCGCCGGAAAGCCACTCATCTACCGTACAAACCTTGGGTCGAAGACCCTGAAGCTTGTCAATGGACATCGGGCGAACCTCGAGAAGGGATCCGGTGAGGAAGTTCTCCACACCCTTCTTCGTAGCAACCAGCTTCTGGCGGTTAGCCCTAGCACCAGTTGTATTTTGAATGGATCCCTCAGTCAGGAACTTGTACAGCGGACCTCGGGCTCGGGTGATTGCGGTCCGGAATGGACCCATCACTTCTTCGGCCTGCTTCATGGTCGGAGCCGTAGCGATCTGATGTGTCGTTGTAGTGTCGATCACCATGAAGTAGTTTTGGATGAGCGACATGTACATTGACTTCGCTGCTCCACGAGCAACGATCAGATACTGCTTGATTGTTAGGCGCTTCTTTACTGTTTTGGTCTCGTATCGACCGCCGACTCCGTCCTCATACGGGACGAATACCTGACGATCCTCGAAGTAGTACCAGCCAAGGAGCTGTTCGGCCCAGAGCTTAAAGCTGTCGAGCAAATGGAGGTCGGCTCCGTCGGACAGTGTGAGCTCGTTCTCGCAGTAGGCGATAAAGCCTTCTACAGCCTTGTCATCGTAGTAGTATTCCGGATTGGCGATAAGAGCATCGATGCGATTCATCTCACACGAGATCTCTTCGCACACCGGAATCTCGCCTCGGACGACTGCATCTCGAAACTGCCCGTAGTATTTTGGTACTGCGGTATTCGAGAGCATTACTTAGCTGTACTCCCAGGGTTACGCGGGTAGCGCTTCTTCTTGGGGGATGGCTTTGTCTGCTTGTACGACTTAGGCTTCTCGATCTGCTTCGGAGTCTTACTCTTTGGAAGCGCCGGACCCTTTACCTTAGTAGGTCCGCCAGTCGACCGATATTCAGCCTTAGCCTCTTCCGCGACAACGGAGGCAGCCTCAGCGGCTTCCTTAGCCTTCTCGGCCGCCTTCTTAAGGGTCTCGGCCGTGGACTTACCAGTCTTGCCGGGATCGAAAGACTTATCAAAGGCGGTCTTCATAGCCTTGGTTGCTGCGTACGTTCCGGCCTTGGTCAGCGAGTTCTCGAGGATCGATCGAGTGACTTCACGACCTCGAACCAAGTGGCGATCGGCCTTGAGCTCCCGATAGCGTTTCTCTTGCTCCAGCCGCTTAATTCGGGACTGAAGTTCGGAGTCGCTGATCTTCTTATACCCGCGGTTTGCGAACTTCTTTCGGGCCTTTGCGTCGGCCTTTGCCTGCTTCTTTCCGGCAACTCGGGCATCGTGAGCCTGCTTAGCCTTCTGAACCTTAGCCGCTCCAGTTCGGGCGGTCTTGATAGTCGTCTTGGTGGCGTTGGCGGTGAATCGCCCACTCTTCTGGATGGCCTTGATGGTGGCCTTTCGACCAGCACTAGCCTTCTTGCGGATGACGCCCCATTTCTGGCCTTTTACGCCGTGGTGAATGAGGTCTTCTACCTCTGCTTCCCCTCGGTCTGATAGATCAGTCGCCATGCTGCCTCCTCGATCAGCTTCTGGTAAGCCTGAACCAAGAAGGAGTTCCCCGGTGGGTCGAAGAACAGCTTAACCTTCATGGCGATGTAAGACTTGATTGCCGCTTCGTCGTTGATATCATCAAAGACGGTCCAAGCGGTATCCTTCTCAATAGGGGTATCGCATTTTGGCCCCAATTGTGCGAGATCCATCCGCGCAGTGTTGATATGCATCAGGATCTGGTCATTGAAGGCGTCATATCCCGGCATGATGCCGATTGCCTTCTTAGTGTCTTCAAGAATGGTTCCCATTAGATCCTCCAGGGAGCTTGATCATTCGGTCGACGCTCAACAACTCGTGGTGTCAACCTCGATCGGTCTCCGAAGTGTATCGCGTTGTGGGTATTCTTGGTTGTCGTGATGAGAAACTCTGGCTCGAGGATGTCTGGATTGAATTCCTCGAGATCTTTGGGCTGAATCGGATTCATGTGGTGGATTAGCGGCATGTATCTGATGTCGAGTCCCTCGATCCCGAGGTCACAGGCCTCATCTCGAGCCAGAACAAAGTTCCTGACCTTCTTCCACTCCGTCGAGGTGTAGAATCGCTGGTTCAGGTAACGATCGAAGCCAAACGTGGCTGTACCGACTTGCCCGGTGAGAGCCAGGTAGTCAAACCGCTCCTCAAAGGTCTCGAGGCGCGCCAGTTCAGTATACGTTCGTAACATCTCCCGCTCCAGAGTATGTACGGAAGGCTTCGATGGCTTCTTTGGCAATCTTCTCGGCTTGCTCAGCGCTGACTAGTGCTGTCTTCTTCGCCTCGAGAAGTGCTGTTTCGTTCCTCAGCTTCTCTACCTCCAGCTGTTCTCTTGTGGAGGCGAGCTTGAGGTAGTGGTTTACCGTGGTTGCCGGTGCTGTACCCTCTCGAAGCTGCTTCTCAGCGAGCTCAAGCGCGAGATTGATCATCTGCGCCTCTCGTTGTTCCACAGTTCGAGCGGGTTTAGAGGGTGTTGCGGCCCTTTTACCCATAGTTGCTCCTTAGATAGAGGGCGTTTGGGGCCAATTGAGGGCTAGATTCTAGGGCCCGTTGTGAGCGAGACCAGCAGGAAGAAAGGAGCACACGAGAAACTTCCTGTGGGCCCTAGAACCTAGTCCCCAATTGGCTTTCCAAATATCCCTCCGGGGAAAATATGGAGGGGGCGGCGATGAGGGTGGGGGGCCTAAATGCGAGACCCCCCTCCCCCGGGTAGACGAAGAAATTTTTATTTTTCAATCATCGATCTCGAAAGTTTGATAGAAATTTGTTCCATCAAGATTGAGAATTCGATCAATTGCATTTTCAATTTCTTCGATTTCAAGTTCTTCACTTAACGAATCGCTTGATGTGCACAGCCTGGCCAGGAGGCCACAGGTACCGTAGCCGTGGGCAGTGTCAAAAGCAAACCATTCGTCCCATGAAGTTCTTGGGTCGTAAGGATTGTCGATTGTACTCAACATCCTAGCCATAGTAGACCTCCTTAGAGAGGCCCTGTGAGAGGGTGTGTACCATGGTGTGGTCAGCCCTCCTCTAGAGCACGGTGTACAGAAGTTGTTGAGATTCCCAAAGCTTCAGCAATCTCAGCAGCAGTCTTACCTCTGCTACTCATAGCCTTAGCTCTAGACACCATGCTGGACGATACCTTAGGCTGCGACCTAGGTGTAGCCAGTTCCCTAACTACTGATTCATCAGCAAGTTCAAGAACCTTGTTGAGAGCAGCCTGTGAGACAGCACCTTCCTGGATAGCCTGCCACTCTCGAGGAGTGATAGCGAAAGGCTTCTTACCAGCCCCCGTTCTTGAACGGGCCTCGGCTAAAGCCTGGCGCCGGGCTTTCTGGAGGCGCTCTTTATCATTGGCAAGAGTAGGATCAGCCTGCTTCTTAGCCCTAATGACCGCATCTGCCAGGACCTGTGCCTGTCTTTCCCTGGGTTTATTCCGGAGGGCCTCGTTAACTTTGGCCTTGAGGGACTTAACTTCAGGGGCATATGTCTTGGAGGCCTGGGGGTTCTTTCGAACCGAGGGGATAGCAAGCGTAGCCTTACGGGCTTCGTTAGCCATAGCCTTCAGTTCGTTAGAGTGATTGGCATAGACCGTTTCGATTGCACTCCCGTTCTTAGAAACAAGGGAGTATGCATCATGGGTCTCAGCCAACTTAGTAGACTTCTCAGTACGAAGCACAGTCTTTCCATGCTTGTCTACATAAGTAGCCCCAGTCTCTTCATAGACCTTGCGTCCAGTCTTCTTATCGATAGGCCCACCCTTTGAAGCGGACCGGGCTTTTCTTTCAGCAACACGCTTCTCGGAAGAAGCACGACTGATCAGAGTAGAAGCCCCGGCGTTTGCCTTACCCTGGTATTTCTTCTTGAGGGCGGCGATACCATTATCAATCTCGGACTGCTTGTAGTTGAGCTTGTGCTTTTCAGCATCAATCACAACCATGGAGTGTCGAACAGCACGGGCAATCTCAGCCTGGTTTGCACCACCGATAGTCATATCAGTAATGAGGTTTGAAACCTCACCCATCTTCATCTGCTTCTGCTTAGAAGTCATGGGCTTCATACCAGGGTATGCCGGATACATAGCCTTGGGGTCGAAGTCCTTCAGCCCCTTAAGAGCTGGTGATGTCTTGACCTTTCCGCTATTGTTTGGGATGCAGAGAACTGAGTCACCATCAAAGTCCGCACCAGACAAACGCTCAGCGACCTTGGGGTGGATACCGATAGCATCCTTAACCTTAGTCCCTATGGCTTTTCTGGCATGGGGGTTTTTATTGTTGACTGTCAGTTCCGGGATCTCGAATCGTCCACCATGAGGGTGACGAACAAGAACAACCTTCTCCCCATGTTTGAAGTTGGGGGCGTAAACCTCCGTGGTCTTCATCTTGGGGACGGGAAGGATGACTTGGCTGGCCTGTCGAGGAAGAGCTGCTGCCTTCAGATCCACGGCGTCAGAATCCACTGAGTCTGCGAAAGACTGAAGCAGCTTCTTCTTAACGGAGGGATTTGTCAGAGCCATGATCTCTTCGAACTCGGCACGTCGCTTGTCCCGAACCTTCTGCAGCTGCTGCTTGGCAAGAGAGACGGGCTGCTTCGAGAGGAACTGGGAGCTCAAGGTCTTAGACCAATCACCCCAAGTACCCTCATCGTTGACGATGTTCATCGCCGACAGCTTCTTCTTGCCGTGGGCATCAGTGTAGTGAAGCTGCTTGCGGATCACAGAACCGAAGGGGTTCGAAGGATCGCCAGTCTGCTTCTTGAGGGCATCAAGCTTATTGCCGGTGGGGTTCTTGTTGGTGTTGAACCGGAGATCATACCCCTTAGGAATGTCATCCGAGTACATCGCCATACCCTTGAGGTAGTGCGTACCGTCAACAGAGATACGAACCTGGGCATAGTTTGAGCCACCGAGGGAGAGGTCTTTGACTCCTCGTCGAACCTCAATAACGCCGTCCATATCGGTACCACCCTCATTTCCATAGCGAACCTTCAGTCGCTTGCTAGAAACGGCAGTGGGCTTCTCGATACCATACACGGTACGACCCCGGTCCTCAATATTGACGCCGGGGGCTTTAATTTCGCCCCGCTTGGCCAGAACCGTCTTGTAGTCCATGCCCGGAGGCACCAGGACCTTCATTTCGGTGAATTTACCAGTAGTCTGCTGCTGGACCTTCACCTTGTGGACGTGATAGCCCTCAGCCTCGAGCATGGCGGTTGCGGTCTTCATCTTGGTGCTCGTAACACCCATGTTGACCTCAACGCCGAGTCCGACGTCAAGTAGACCATCCTTGCCGACCTGCTTCTTGAGCTCCTTAGCAAGTGCCTCGGTGCTCCCCGCCCTTTCTTTGAGGGTGGGGTCTAAAAGCGCTCGAACGGAGGACTCGTTGATGCCCATACGACGACCAATGGCCGTGTTGGACATCCCCTTCTCCTTGAGCCGGGCCACCATCGCAACGTCGGCCTTACGCTTCTCGTTTTTGGCGATGGAGCGCTGTGCTCGGAGCTGGGTGGTGGTCATTCCAAGACCCTTTGCGATCTCAGTCTCAGAGAGACCCTTCGCCTTGAGGTCCTTGATGGTGGAGAGTAGGTCACCAGAGTGCTGGTGCGGGTCCTTTCCGGAACCATAAGGATAGCGCCCGGAACGGCGCTTAACACCATAGTGGGCGAGATCCATTAGGCCTCCTCTTCCTTGATCTTCTCGATCAGCTTATCAAACTGGATGATGGTGTCCATGATTCGGGCAATGTCCTCGCCCTCAGGGTTTGCTACCTGAATATCGTCATTCTGGTAGATACGGAGCTCGTAGTTAATAGCTCCAGGACGCTCATCATACTCGAGGCAGAAGAGCGCGGCGTAGATCATGAGCTGATCAACCTTAGCCGGGTGAACGCCAGTCTTCAGATCGTGGATGCGAAGCAGGCCCTTGTCAAAGGAGATAGCGTCAGCAGTGCCAAAGCAGTTGACCGAGTAAAACAGGACTTGCTCCGGCTCCATCCGAAACCCAATAGCATCGTTAACATAGTTGTTGAATGTCACCTTGTTTCGAGGCATGCGCATCTTCAACCGAATATGCTCAGCGGCGAGCTCGTGAAGACGGGTACCCTTTGTGGCAGCCTGGGCAGTTCGGAATGTCTCGATCAGTTTGTCGGGAGAGTAGTTGAGCCAGTGATATTTGCTGGCGGAAAGGAATGCGTGGGCTCCACTAAGCTGTGAGTGATTGTTGAACTTCACTGAGGATCTCGCTCTCGTTCTCAGGGTAGATGAATGCGGCATACGACATCGCATGCATTGTCCGAACGTAGTGTGCTTGGTTCGGACGGACTGAGGCAATGGCGCCTCGCTTCACCTCAAGGGCCGCCCAACGATTCTTGTAGAGAAGAATCAGATCGGGTATGCCTTGAATGTAGTTAGGGTCATTTTTCAGAATGATGATCCCAGGCAACATCTTGTTCAGCTTCTTGATGAGCTGAGCTTGGAATTGTGACTCACGCATGGTGTGCTCCTCTGGGTAAGCCTATAAGAAGGGATAGGCTTGTTTCTATCCTTCTTATCATTATATGCGTAGTTTGCGACAAGGGGTGTCACACGTATTGTAGAAGGGGTATTCTTAGAATGGGCGGGGTTTTGTTACGGATGTGACTAATGTGAAAATTCGATCGATAAACATCATCAAACATCATCAAACCGCCTCAAGGAAGGGGTGGGACAAAAAGTTGGCCAAAAACCCTATTTTCATATATAATAAAAAAAATCAATCAATCAATCAATTAATATATTTCACAAAAAATGGCCCACCCCGACTTTTCGTTGCAATTCCAAGGAAAAGTCCTACAATACGTGTGACGCCCTGGCCCACTTTTTTGGCCCACCCCCCTTTTTCGAGTCACATTAGTCACATCTGTAACACACAAAAGTGGGCCAAAGTCCAAAAAAGTGGGCCAGTGGCCCAGTCGTCACACGTATTCTAACCGACAAATGCCTTCTCGTTGAACACCTTCTTCGAGCTCAGCGACCGCCGAACAGCCTCATCTATCGATGAATGAGACTCAAGAAAGTAGTACTTCAACCGAGAATATGGCGTGTTCAATCGGTCGATCCGACCCTCACACTGCTCCGTCACTCGCCAGGAATAGTTGAGGGACCAGAAGAGAACCGTATCGGTACTAGTACAGTTCCATCCCTCTGCTGCCGAGGTGTACTGACAGATATAGACCCATCGAGATTCTGCTGGTATAGCATCGTGCCGATGTCCATTCCATTGCGCCGTAGGCAGTCCAAGGCTCTCTGCAACTGCAAGGATTCGATCGAGCTCATAGTTGTAATTGTAGAATACGATAACCCTCTCATTGCTTGAGAGTATGCGCTTGGCTTGCTCTGAACGCCAGTCATTATCACTGACCACCTTTCTCAAGATTCTGCAGACCCCACCTGCATCTCTAAGGGGTTCCTCTGTCCAGGGATCCATCCTGTTCTTCACGACCCACTTATACAAGTCACGGTCGTAGTCGCAGTAGACAGTCTCCCTCTCACGAGTAGTGTGTCGCTCCACCGGCATCTCCACAAGGATACTCCGACGCAAGCGCTGCAGCTTCGCCTCCCCTATGTATCGTTTGACCTTGGGGTATTTTGCGAAGCGGTCAAATATGACGTGATCCTCCATGAACTCCGTACGAGTCCTGAAGAATCCGTGGGCCATGAATACCGGGAGGTAGTCCATCCAGACATCTCCAGGGGTGGCTGAGAGCAGAAGCCAGGTGTTCTTACGAGTAATCTTCAAGAACTCCTTGACCCAGCGCCCACTGCCGGAAGCACGCTGCTCATCAAAAAAGAATACCGCGTGTTCTCGATCCGAGTACTTCCCGATGTTGTTCCACGAGTCCACCACAATGGATGAACCGGTGAAACTACATGCGGGATCTGTACTCAGACCGAGACGCGCAGCTTCTTCCTCCCACTCAAGGGAGTCCCGCTTCTTAGCGGTTGTGATGATATACAGCGTAGGGGAGCCCTTGACCTTCTTCTTAGCCAAGGACCCCCCTTTCTTGAACGAGGCGGCGTTACAAACCGACGTGAGGTACCACGCCAGGCTAGTCAGGGTCTTCCCCGAACCAACGCCACCCGCCAAGATGCTGCCGTTCTGCAGTTGACGCACCGCCTGGATCTGCTCAGGGCGATACGTAACTGTCATGGTTAGTGTGTTCTCCTTTCGAGACATGATCCGAAGATCCACTCGTCGAACGCGGACTCATACTCCTCGAGCATAAACCCCGAACGACCCTCAGCGTACTCCTCCTTGCGGAACTCGGAGTTGGACTTGAGGTAGAGGTTCTTCACCCAGAAGTTCCTTCGGTTCCCATCACGATACTGTACAAAGTATCCATCAGGAATCCAACCGACAAAGGCAGTCCACACAAGCACTCCAGCGGATCGCTTGAGCTGCTTCTTGCCTCCAACAGGGTACATCCGGTAGAACCAGGTCTGCTTGTCAAGGGTGGGGGTCAGAAAACGACCAGTCCGCTTATTCCGAACCCTCCCCAAGTCCGAGACCTCGTACTTCTCAAAAGGATGTTTGATCGTCACCCACTGCTCAGTCGCCAAAGCGAACCTTTCTGTCTTCCTCCGACTCAGTACAAGAGCCGAAGATGTAGTCATCGAACTCAGACTGGGTCTCTTCAAATAGAGCATCCATCCGAGCATTATACTCATCATACCAGGCCTGCCGGTACGCCGAGTACGAAACGAGATCCAGGTTCTCGAGACGGGCATTAGCCATGTCCCCATTCAAGTGTATGACATAGTGCCCCCTCCCGGGCTCTCCGTTGAACGCCCGCCAGATAACAATCCCACAGCGAACCATGGTCTGCTTACCTGAGTCATCGCGATACAAGGAGAACCCGGGAGCCCCGTCTGAGCACTTCTGGATCCGAAGAACTCGCCCACTCGAGACATTCCGCACCCGACCGAGATCAGATGCCTCATACCTTGAGTAGGGGTGGGGTAAACTTCGCCAGCGCTCAGTCAATGTGCATTGCCTTTACGTGGTCCAGAAGGTACTCCTTCCTCCCACTCTCCGCGTTCTCGACAATACGGAGCTTGGTCGTACGGCGAGCGTAGTAGTACCGACGCGCCTCACTCGTGTCGAGGAAGACGAAGAAGAGAACACCCTTTGTGATCTCCTGAACCCGGATGAGACGCATCGGGACACCCGAGACGATCACCTCCGAGACATCTTCCGACTTGAGGGCCTTCTTGATCTGCTCGAGGTCAGTGATCTCCTGCGTCGGGTCATCCAAGCTCCACGAGTTCGAGAGCGGGTTGTACAGGAACTTCTGGTCTCGGTCGAAATGGAGCCGAGTCATGAAGTCGCACTCCTGCCTCTTAAGGTAGATGAACCAATCTGCCTCATTAGAAGCAGCCAGCTCGAGTCCCATGACGTGCCAGAACCTCCCCTCGTGCAGGAAAATGACCGGATGCAGATGCCGGAAAGTCTCGCTGAGGTACAGCTCCTCGAAGTCGCTGACGTTGATTCGCTTAGTGCTTCCCATGTGAATAGCCACCCATTCTGTGTTAGGTCGGAACTGAATGAACTTGAACTGAGAGAGGTCCTCAATGAGAATATCCCCACGAGGACGATCTGAGATCTGGAACAAGTAGGCGTGATCAAAGCCTAAGTCATGCACTTGGTTGAAGTATAGGACCTGAACAGGACCATCCTTCATTGAGAACTGAACCAGCATCTTGTTCCCGCATGCCAGGACGTCTCGAGTATGAATTAGGAATTCTTCCCACCCAATGCACCGAGGGATAACGTAATATCCAGCGGCGTTGACTTCCATGGTTCCTCCTCAGAAATAACGGATCGTGTCAGCAGCCCACTCGACATTCTCGAGAACCCAGTCGTAAGTCTGGTGGCCCTTCTCGTTAGTCATAGTGTGGCGAGTGAACTTGGACTTCTGGGCATCCGACATGCGGAAGGTGTACCAGTGGTCCCTCTCGCGCTCAGCAGTAATCCACAGATCGGTAGAGCCGGGAACCCGCATGAAGGACTTGACGTGATACTGCCGGGACTCGTAGAAGAACGGAGCAGGCTTACCCTCACGAGCACTCCAGTAGTCGTAGTACTCCTTGGCGTTGTAGGTCTTCCGCTCCTCGGCAAGGAACAGAACTGACCCGTTGCTCATCAGGTCGCCGTTCTTGATCCGCATCTTGGTGATGAGACCTTCGACGTTCGTCATGTACATGATCCACTGGTCATCGCAGGTGGGCTTGAATTCAGTGACGAAGAGGTCCTTGTTCCGATAGATAAACGTTGGAAACATAACCCCATCCGTCTCCTTAAGCTTGGCAAGGTACTGCATACGAAGCTCGTAGATGTCAACCGGACCCTCGTCAACCTTGATAAGAGTGATCAATTTGTGCTCCTTTTAATGCGTCGTGGGATGTCGTACTCGTCGAGAAGGTAGTCCATGAATGCGAAGAGATCCTTCTCAATCTCATCCGCAAGCTCTCGATTCCTTACCTGAGACACGTCTACGATAAACCGATAGCTGTTGTTCGCAGTCCGCTTCTCAAGATGAACGGAACACCGTGGCGTACGACGACGCTCCGGGTTCTTGATGTAGTCGAGCACGATCTCTCGACCAGGCTTAAGATCCGGGTTTGGATACAGAGTCTCTCGAGGTTCCTTGCCCTCAGCTCGATCTCGCTTACGAGCCTCAGAGAGGGCCTTCCTCTCGAACTCCTCTGATTCCTTGACCGCCTTCAGAATATCATCAGCACTGACGATAAGTCGGCTAGCCACGTGTGTCCTTTCTATGAGTGGGAGACCCCGGGGCCCTTTGGAAGACCCCGGGGTATAAAATCAGCCTCGCCGCATCTCCCGAATGAAGATCCAGATCAGCCAGAATCCTCCGGTCACCGAGACCATGAAGACGTCGAACAGGAAGTTGAAGAAACCGTAGCGTCGCATCAGGCAGCCACCTCCTCGCCTTCCTCGTACTTGGCGTCCAGCGGGTCCTCAGCGATAGTGACATACATTGTACCCAAATATGCCTTCACGCCGGAGTTACCGTTGACCTCCCAGACATAGGGGTTGATCGTGAGGTCCACGTTCAGAATCTCAACGTAGTCCAGAGAGTCGACAGTCTGCTCGGTGATATACACCCGGCGCTTGGTGATGTCCGGGATACAAACGATCTTCGGAGGACGAGCCCGGTAGGACACCTCCACCTTGAGATAGTGGGTGAGGGCATCCGGGTCATTCCGAGACTCCCGGGACTTCAGGTTCCACCCATCTCGCTCAAGCTGCTCCACCATGTCCTCGGGGATCTCTACGCAGAAGGTGCGCTTCATACCACCGGCATAAGGACCAGCGGCGGAGAAGTCCTTGAAGAAGATTCGGGCGTTCTCGATCGTAAGGTTGTTCAGTCGTGCCATTGTGTTCTCCTTAAATATCAGGCGCGGAAATCAGGGTGGACGTGCTTCGGGCCGAGGTTGGCCAGCTCAAGCACTCGAGAGATGAATCGAGTGAGGTTCTTCTTCTGTCGGCACTTGAAGAGAATGGTGCGAACTCCGCCAGCGAAGAGGATGTCGGCGTAGATAACATTCGGGGTCTTGTAGAAACTCACCTCGGTGTCATCCGGGAGGTCGAAATGCATCTGCTGGCTGTACTGTCCGACCCAAGAAGGCTTGATTGAGCTTCGCTTGTCGATCCAGTCCTCGAGGGAGATACCGTCGAACTCGTTGGCCTCCTCTACAACGTCACCGTTGAGACTGAAGTAATCAATAACGCTGGGGGTCTTCTTGCTCATGCGATCCACTCGTCCTTAAGGTCGATCTTGTCGTGCATTACCTGCCTGAGGAACTCACAGGCGATCTGGTACTCACGGTTGTTGTAAATATAGATGGGCTTGATGGTGATGTCCTCATCGTGGAGGAACACACGCATCACGATAATCCGGTGGATGGGATCATAGGTGACGATGAAGCTATCCCCGTTCTTGAGCTGGTACTCAATGATGTCTGGGGCGTTGCAGATGACGAGAATATCGTCAACGTCATTCTTCTCGCGATACTCCACTCCTCGACGGAATGCCTCAAAGCAGTCCTTGAGCTCAATGAACTCCGTGTCGATCCGAAGATGGGTATCGTGGGCGACAATCTTTCCTGGCATGTATGCTCCTTTCAGAAAAGCCTATACCCCAAGTTAATGGGGTATAAGCGAGATCAGTCTTCGATCTCGATGTGGTCTCGGGCTTCCTTGACGGCCTTGACGGTCTCGTCGAACTGCTTCTCGACTTCGCGGGCAACAATTGCACTAGCAGCAACACCAGTGCCTACCGATCCGAACCAAAGCAGAATCTTAGCGATTCCATTTGCGTTCGAGACGATAGGCTTGGTGAGCTTGCTGGCAATCATACCAGCTCCAATGGAGGAGAGTCCGGAGATGATAATCTTGGCAACGGGCAGCATGAGGTTTCCTTTCGAGTAGAGGGGTCTCATATTACCCTTAGTTTCTGACGCGGACCCCCGGGCCCTTTTACAGACCCGGGGGCTTTTACACATCAGGTGTAGTTATGACGGAAGCATCCGGAATCCTGCACAAACATCCAGTGCCGCTGCCAGAAAGGCCCGCGGACAAGAACCCAGCGCCAGCATCCCATATTATTCCACCCCCTTCATGACTAGATCTTCGTCAGACCATATCAGGTGTAGTTGTACCGGAAGCAGTTAGCATCCTGCACGTGAATCCGAGTCCAGCCATGCCAGCGAGACCACGTCCACATCCAACGTCCACACATATCACTTCACCTCCTCGTAGTAAAGTCGAGAAATAGTCTTCCTGCTCGAGCCAGGCATGAAGACCAGCTCATTCAGGCCATCATGGGTAAACATGTACGCAGTCCAGTGCACCCAGTTGAAGCACAGAATCTTCCCATCCCGAGGACAGGCGATTCGGCAGTACCCCAGATCATCCTTGAGGATGCGGGCATTCCAATACTTATTGACTCTCCCGTCCTGAGAATATACGGTCAAGGTGAAGTGCTTGACGTTTACCCCATAGATGATCGGATCGTCAAGAACCGGGTCTCGATCCTTCTCAATCGAGTGCTCTTTGTACGGACCCCACTGGTTCTCGTACTCAGCCATCGTTGTCTCCGTCCCAGATGTATCCGTCAAGCTCCAAGGGTGAAGGCCTCGAAGTCCCCGAAGTCTCCGATCGCAGCCTTTGCATCGTCAGCAAGACCCTCGAAGTAACTCCAGTCGACCCACTCCTTCCAGTCGTCGGCGTGGGCTTCCTTGAAGGACTCGAACTGTACCCACCGGTGACCGGTACTGCCTGATGCGGCATGGTAGTTACCATCTTTCTCGCGGAGAAGGATCCCGCCTCCACGGTTCACGGGGACAAAGGCGCCGGTCTTACCGACGAACTCCATCTCTGGTTTCTCTTCAGTGCCATTGTTGAGGTACAGAGCGGTGGTTACGCTCTTGGTCTCCGCCACGTCTCGAATATCGAGCTCCTCCTTAGAGAAGAGCTCCTTGAAGACGTAGGGGTGCTGGAACTGGGCGCCGGTAGCACTCCACTTCCCATCCTCGTAGTCGACATAGACGGCCTTGTTCACGAGACACATACGGTCGTAAGTAGCCTCGTGCTCGAAGGTGTAGCCATACTTCTTGCCGAACTCCATGACCTTCTCGATGATCTCGGGAGTGGCCCTCGGGATCTTGATCGAGTCGGTCTTGATGTGCGCAACATCGAAGCCCTGCTCCTGGACGAAGTGCTTCAGATCCACCATGAACAAAGCGCCACGCTTGGCGACAATGTTGTCCACATTGCGGGGGTCCTTGAAGGCGTTGGGGAACTTTGCCGCAGTGAGACCGTACACCGAGTTGATGACGATCTTGAGAGCGAAGGCCAGTGCCTCATAGTCGACCCCCTCCTCGAGGAACGGCTTAAGGGCTCCGTCCAGAAGAGACCCGGCTAGCTTGTCGTCGTGGTGCTTGATTGCGACTCGGGCTTGCTTGATCTCACTGAAACGCTGAGTGTATCGGTCTCCGAAGAGGTTGAGACACTCGATTGACGTGGGATGCATGCTCGCAACGTCGAGAAGTGCGACGTCGACGTAGATTCCTGGCTCTGAGTAGACGTATCCACCCTCACCGACCTCCTCCCCACGATAGGTAGACTTGCCGAAAGCGTACCGATAGCCAGGGAATTGCTCACTGAGATCGGTGTAAACGAATTCACTCTGAGGATTCCTATTCTTCCCGAAGATGATGAACTGGCTGTGCTTGTTGGTCGTGTCGTTAGGAGTCAGACCAGACAGCTCGGCAAGCATAAGACGGGCCTGCCAGTCCGCATGGAGGTGGTTGAAGACCTCCTCGGTTGCAATAACATCGTTATCGCAGTAGGCCGCAACTTCCTCCCAACGATCCTCAGGAACATTCTCGTCCCAAGGAAGCCCAAGCTCCTGATGGTGCAGCCCAAGCTCAATCTCCCACTTCTTGAGAGACATCTTGGTGGCTGCGAAGTCGTACACATCGGTGTAGGACAGGTTGTATGCCTCGACGAACCCAGCTGTGACACTGTTCTCGATGATCCGCTTACTCAAGTCATACAGCTTAGCATTGTTGAACCCCAGTGTACGAGCGTAGAGAATATGATTGTCGTACTTACGGCAGTTGAAGCCGATAAGCCGCATCTCACAGAGGGCCTCGATCTCCTCGGGGGTGGGGTTAATCATCCGATGCACGGTAGGATTACCCCTAACCTTCCAATTCACGAGGAACAGGTTCGGGAACACCTCACAGTCGAAGAAGACCAGCTCACCAGTCGGGAATCCTACGGTCTTTTCCTCGGGATCCTCGTTGGTGAACGGCATCTCCATGACTGTCTTGATTGCCGCCTCAGACTGGTTCGTCGAGTTCATGGCGAATGCCAGCACACGAGGCTTCAGATCCTTGACGTCATACACCATCCCCTGTTCCTTGGCGTCACGGAGGATCTTGGCGATGAAATCGATCGAGGGCTTGGTCGAGGGGTGGATCTCCTTCCGAAGGTTGCGCTCAATAAGCTCCCTGACCTTCTTCTCGTTGGCCATGGTGGTCTTGTTGATCACTTTCTTCTCCTTAAACGGTAGCCCTTCAGAAATATGAGCCACCGGAATGTTGTTACAATGGGTGACCTTTCTCCTCAGAGAGGAATCACCTGTGAAGACCTTGATCTCAATGTCTTCGTCGTAGAGCCTCGCCAGTTCGGTAGGGTCTCCGTCGTAGATGTAGTGGAGGTGAACTCCATTACCACCTCGACTGGTTTCGGCGTAGGTAGGGGGCCATTCTGAGGCGGCCTGAAGGTTTCGATTAAGGTCCTTCCGACCGTCCTGCTTGATATCAAAGTCGATGACGATGTGGTTCTCGGGGACTTTGACATAGTGGACCTCATGAGTGTTGATGTCCTTTAGAGTGGTATGAACGTTCGCCCATCGGAACTGCGGAGTGCCAGAAGATCCGGCTTGTTGTGCCGGGCAATCAGCGAGGGCCTCGTCGAGAATGGATTCGGAAGAATCCAGGTCGAGCGAATATGGCTCCTCTGGAGAAGCCTCGAGTTCGGCAGGATCCAGTAGGTGATACTTGAAGCCGGAATACACATTGCGCAGTCGATCACCCCCAAATCGTCGTCGCTCATCGAAGCGATCGAAGTAATCCTTGAGCTCTTCTCGGAACTGGTGTCGACTCGACGGATACGGGATATTACTCTCACTGCAGTACTCCTTATACAGCTTGTATGCCATCGTGAGACTAACGAACTCCTCTTCCTTGAACAGGAGATAGTTCTCCTCAACAAAGTTGTAGATGACGTTAGTCTTCATCATCATGTCCTGTGGCTTATAGGCATCGTAGTAGTGCTTACCAAGACTCCTATAAACCCCAAGACAGTGATTTGCAATCTTCCCAAGCTCATCTCGGATCTGCGTCATCAAGGTCTGGTACTCGTCAGCCCCCACTGTTTGTCCGGTGGGGGAGATATCAATAAGTCGACGGATAATACCAGACTTCGAGTCTGTGATCTTGACGGGCTTGTTAGTACCGATGAAGAGGAGAGCGTTGATTCGCTTGGGGTAGCGCTTCACACCCTTCTCGTTGATCAGGATCGTTTCGTGGGCCACCACGCTGTTAAGAAGGCCATTAGTTTCGATCCGAGAGAGGTCTCCATCCTGATCAATGGCCACGAGCGAGCTCTTGCCGAGAGTACTGGTCGCAAACTGATCTGACTTGGATCCAAGAGCTCCTGCATCGAATGTAGTTGTATAGCCTTGGAATAGAAGTTCCAGAATGTTGAGGACCGTTGACTTTCCGGAACCCGGGGGACCATATAGGACGGCAAACTTCTGTATCCGCTTAGAGTCTCCAGCCACGATAGAGCCGATGAGCCACTCGAGCTTTCGTCGAGCATCCTCATCATATAGAGTTCCAATGAGAGTTCCCCAAGCGTCCGGCGAACCTTCCTCGAGGGAGTACGGGAGCCTGGCCGTGGCATAGTCTTCCTTTCTAGGAGTACTGTCCGCAAATATAAGCTTGGCGTTAAGCTCCTGTCCGTTGTCAGGAAGCCTAGACTTCCAAGTCTGGAAGCTGGTCCATAGTCCAGTGTTGTAGTTGGACATAGTTTTCACAACGGTCTCAATCTGACCCTTGTGGTTCTTCTGGTGCTCGAAGAGGGACCGGTCTACAAACGTAGCGACGTCAAACTCGTCTGTAGACCAGAGCCCCTTCTCCTCATCCCAGATTGCCTGGAAGTCTCGCCCCTGAATGAGAATATCCCTCGACCGTCCGACGAGGAACTCAGGGTAGATTTCCACCTTTCCACTCTTTGTGGTACGCTCGCAGATTCGGTAGAAATCCATGAGGCTCCTTACATATAGTTCTCGTTTGCGTAGGCGTTCATCTGGGCCCAGAGCTCAGCCTTCCGCATATCACGTGCGCCATGAAGCGGGATCGCACGAAGAGGGAACATGGATCCGTGTCCCATCTTGGTGTAATCCCGCGAGTTGATCCGCTCAAGGATGGAGTCGACTTCCTCCTCGTGGCGGGGGTTGAACAGGGCCTCGTCTGTGTAGTCGTAGAGGCCACAGTTCTTCACCATCTCCCAGAAGTACCATTCCAGAGAATATGGTGTATCGTCATCCTCGAGCATCATGTCCATACGCTCGGCCAAAGCGATGAACATCTCGAGCATGGAGCAAGACTGCTCGTTAAGCCAGACGTAGGATACGTCGTTGTTCTCTCGAATGAACGCCCTACGTAGGTCAATACCATCCTGTGCACGGTTGATGTCGTTCTGGATCGTCACCCGGAACGGCGTCTGGTGCATGATCTCGAGTAGGCTCATGTAGGACTCCTCGGGGCACTCAGCCTTGCGAGTATCCCCGGTTCGATCCACAAGCCACTCGAAATATGAGTTATCCGGTGCCGCCTCGATCATTACTCGTCCTCGTAATACTCAACCCCGAGAACTGAGTGCTCGTAGGAATCGTCGAGAAGAGTGATCTCGAAGTCCGCGTGGCGGCTCATGCTTCGGACATAAATGATGGAATCGGAGGCAGACACACCGCTGATGATATTATCGAACCAGGACGTGTCCTGCATAGGAACGCCCCGGTTGTCAGCGAATACATCGTCCTCCATGTAGTACGTGAGCTCGACATGCTCCTGATGGCCTTTAGCCCGATACTCCTCTTCGGTGATCTGGTAGGCCTCGAAGTGCTGTCGATCCATCGTACGCTTGGTCACTTCCTCCTGGTCGGGATCTTCCACAGGAGTCGGAGAGTAGTCCACAGCAACGCTCGGTACCACCGGCTCAGGATCGGGTTCGCGATCCTCTGAATCAGGGCCATCTCCCACTCGCTCTTTGTGCTTCGCTTCAGCAATTTCTGCAAGCTCCTTGTTGATCTCGATTGTGGCTTCTTGGAAGTCCTGCTCGAACTTGCGAGCAAGAACGAAATATACGCCAAGGCCGCCTGTGACAGCTCCGGCTGCGAAATATGCGATCTTGTCAAGCATAGTCACCTCAGATCTTGTCGTACATCACGCCGTCGACGTTGAAGTCCAGCGCCCACTTGGTAACGGTGCGGCCGTTCTTGTCCTCACCCTCGAAGGTGCCCTCGAAGATGTTGAAATCGACGAAGTCGTCGCCGTTACCCTTGACCCAGCCAGTCACAGCACCAGCGGGAGTGTGGGGGAACCCGAGCATCTTGTAGACCTCATTGAGGAAGATGTGACCACGAGTCTGAAGAATATCATTCGCGTACTGCTGCTGGCACTTGAGGTGCAGCATAGACAGGTCCTCGTCAGCGGACCAGTTGATGTTGTCGTCGTCGAAGATAACACCATACGGCGATACTCCGTCGACAGCAGAGATGGCCTCGAGAGTCATCTCATCCTTGGTAAGGTCCTCGTCAGCGACAGACACAATAGCGTCCAACACCGCGTCCTTACCGAACTTGGACTCGACCTTCTTCTTGTAGGTCTTGAAGGCCTGGTCGACAGCGGCATACGCTGCAGCAAGAGAGGCGTTGCGCTTCAGCATGATGCCGTGGCCGGTGATCAGAGAGGCGATAGAGGCCGCCCCAAGAATAAGGGCGGGGGCATAAAGCTTCGCGAGCTTGGTCGTCATTCGGGTGTAGAGGATAACCTTGTCCCGAGTGGCATCCTTGTCAGTGAGCTTGCCGTCCTCGTGGGCCTCATGGACCTTGACAAGAAGGGCAGTCTCCTCAGCCAGAGTCTCCTCAACCTTGAGGGTTGCCTTGGAGGCGAGAACCGTGGTTCCGATAAAGCCAACGGTACCGGCGGCGGTCAGAATGGTGGGGGCGTGCTTGCTGAGAACCAGTCCAGCGCGTCCGGCGAGACGGGTGACAATTCCGAGATTCATTTGATACGTCCTGCTTTCTTGAGTCGAAGATAGATAGCGATTGCCTGGTCGTCTTCCATGCGTTCAACACGGCGACGCCACTTGTCTGAGAATGGGTAGGCGGCGATAAGCTCAAGCCGCACTTGCTGAGGATTCATCGTGCGTTGATGTGGTCAGGTTTCGGGAGCTGAAGCATGTAGCCACGACGGCTACGGATCACCGACATGTACCGGGCCGAAGTCCAGCCCCAGTTCTCGTCAGTGTATTCGGTAGTGATACCGCAGAGATCGTAGAGATCGGCGACGGTGGCAAGACCGTACTCTTCGATGATATCTCCGAGTCGGTCGATAACGAGATAAGCTTCATCTCGGGACTCGAGTTCGATTTCTGAGAAATCATGGTATCGACGTGTACGAGGAGAAGCGTCTCGGCGATTGCCTGGTGCTGAGCCTGGTCGAGAATATGATCCGTATGAGACACGGGACCCCCAGGACGAGCTGCGAGCTCGAGGAGAAGACTCTCCGAAGAGGAGACGTTCGATGCCCTGGCTGACCAGATCCGAGAGTGTGTTCTTGATAGCAGGGATCGTAACATCGTAAAGTAGATACTCGCCGACATTGTGGATATCCTCTCCAACAAAAGCCGAAACAGCCTTTGTTCCGAAGCTAGACTTCTTCTTAGTGACGGTGGCAGTGGTGACCTGCTCAACCTTCTTGCGCTCAGGGAGCTTGCTGTTGGATGGTAGGTTCGGACGGATTGGTGCGTTAGCCAAGGTGGCCCCTTTCAAGGAGGTGGGGGCCCCAGATTTCTCCAGGGCCCCCAAATATGGATCAGAGGTTGTTGAGCTCAGTCTCCTTGAGCTTGTCGTCGAGCTCCTTGTACTTGGGATCCTGAGCAACCTGCTTCATGATCTTCTCAGGCAGGATACCATTGTAGAACTCACGGACGAGAGCCGGGTTGTCCATGAGCTGGTCGAAGAGCTCCTCGTACTCAGGAGAGTTGAGGAAGGACTCCTTAATCTGCTCGGACTTGACGAAGCGCTCACCCTGGCGCTCACCATACGAGGTACCGATGAGGTCATCGAAGAACTTCATCATGGTGTAGAGGTCCTCGTTGTCGATAGCAGCCTGGAGCCACTTCTCGAAGTTGGTGACGTTGTCGTACCGCTTGATGAAGTCGAACATCTCACGGCGAGACATGTGGAAGTAGAGCTTCTTGGTGGTGGGCTCGTCGTCGAAGATGCCCTTGACGCGGATGATGTGAGAGAACATAGATGGTTTCCTTTCAGTTGATCTTGAAGTAGTTTTCCTTGGGGGATACAAGGAAGTCGACGGTGAGAACAGGTTCGCCCTTCTCTGTCAGTTGGGAACCGAACTCGACAGAGAGGGAATTCGGCTCGGACCAGCCTACAAGCTCCCCAGCCGCGATGGGAGGAATCCCGAGGCCATTGTAGAACTCATTGAGAGAGGCATAACACTCGAGATTGAGCTGACCATTGATATTGTTCTCGACTCGACGAATTGTTTCAATGTCGGACTTGAAATATCGTCCCGAGAATACATCATAGCAGAGGACGTCTCCTGAGGAAGCGACCAGAACGGATCCGGGCACAGGTTTGCCAGCATCTTGAACCGATTTCTCTGCAACGCGGGCCTTAACCTTCTCCAGGTCCTTCGGCTTAACCACGTCCGCCACCGCTTCTCGATATCGCTTAAACGCCGCTTCCGAACCTGTGTAAGCCAATGCGAACGCCGCTCCTCGAGAGTACTGAATACGATTCGCCGCGATGATCGATACCAGAGTGCATACGCCTGCGATGGCCGGGGGAATATATACTCGATATGATACTGCGAACTTCTCCTTCCACGAGAGGTCCTCGGGTGAGCGAAGATTGGCTTCACAGTAGTCTGCGATCTTCTCGACTGCGAGCGTAGTAGACTTCGCTGTGAGTACGGCCGTAGCAACGGTCCCGACGCATGCCGAGGCCGTGAGAATAGCCGGAGCGTTTGCCTTGAAGAATTGCGTAATACCGTTCGCATTGATCACTTGTCCTCCTTGCTCATTCGGATGTTGATCTTGTCTTCGCCAAGACCCGGGAATGTCGTACGGGAGATCTCGAGCTTGCTGAGGTGAGCCGCAACCTCCATACGGATCAGAGACTCAATGTCCTTACGAGTCAGGACGCCCTGCTGCTTGATGGTCCGATCAATCTCTCGACGGAGGTCTGACGTGATAACGAAGTCCCCACGAGGACCTTGCTCACCATCGTATCCTCGAGGACCGCGCTCACCGGGTTCTCCCTTAGGTCCAGGAGGACCCTGAATAACCTTGACCTTGCACCACTCTGACTTGAAGATGTAGGTGAAGACTCGGACGATTAGGGTCATGATGTTGATCCAGAGGATGACGATAGAAATCGCCCCGATAAGATACAGGGTCCACCAGATAATGCTCACTTGTGCTTCCTTTCCACTCGCTTGAGGCGGGGCTTCAGTTTGTAGTTCTGCGGGTTGTTGATGCAATCCAGGATATAATCCGGCGTAAACTCCCAAACACCATTCTCCCGAGGGTAGTGTCGGAAATCGATGGAGTCGGCAGCCATTCGTCGGAGGTACTCGCGTCGCTCGTCTCCTCGAGAATATGCCCGAGACTCTCCGGTTGCTCCATCAACACCGAGGTAGAGTACGGACAGAGCGTCTCCGACGATGAGGTCTGAATGCTGTCCCAGGAGTTCCATGACTCCTCCGGGTGTGAGGATGACAACTCGATTAGGCCGGTCGTTCCGTCGGGCAATCTCGTCACGCGGAACTCCGTATCGCCAGTTTCGGAAGACCTCACTACAGATAAGATCTCCTCGCTGTTCCCACTCTGCAAAGGCACCATCCTTGAGGAAGTAGTAGGAAGATAGGTCCTCTCCCACACGCTTAGGTCGGGTCGTTGCAGTGCGGACTGCATGGTATCCCTCATTCTCAACCAGCTCTTTCTGGAATGTCGACTTGCCTGAACAACTTGGACCGAGAAGTACGACTAGCATTTCACTCCGCCGAGATCGTGTAGAGGATGACTGTCATGGCTGCCAGCAGGAATCCGATCGCTGTGATGACCAGCTTGGCGAAGAAGGCGATGGACGTGAGCCATACCATCCAGGTTGCCATACTGATTGCACCAAAAACGATCAGAAAAATAAGGCTGATCAGGATGTAGTAGATCGGTGGTTCCTCGAACATATGTGCTCCTTTCTCGAGGAAAAGCCTATACCCCAAGTCGGGGTATAGTGCTGAATTACCAGCGGTTGATCTTACGATCACGGCGCGCGATGAAATGCTGCTGAACACCAACAACGTGCTTCATCCGGCTGTTCGCACCCCTGCCAATAAAGCAGGAGGCGAGAACAATTCCGAGGATGAAAACAGCGCTCTTGATGACAGAAACGATGATGCGAGTCATGAGGGTGGTCCTTTCAAACGGAGGGGTTTCAATATAGGACCGGTTTTTCTCGCGGACTTGAGAAAAGCCTATATCCCAGGTCGGGATATAGGATGAGGTCTCAGTCGGTCAGTTCAGAGGCTTCGATCTCGTCGATCTCATCGAGGTCGTCGTGCTCAAGCTCTTCGGGCTCGTCAGTGTCCGGAACCGAGCGGAACGCCATGAGGGTGAGAGCGGTACCAGCTGCGAATACAGCGGCGCCAGCAATCAACTTCTTGGAGTTGCGCTTGATAGCGGGCAGGACAGCGTCCTTGTTGAACTTGAACTCGACGATCTTCTCGTTGGTCTCAACGGAGTTGTCGTGGGTCTCAGTCATGAGGGTTTCCTTTCAAATAGAGGGGTCTCATATAAGGCATGGTTTTTCTCGCGGAAAGCCTATACCCCAAGTTCGGGGTATAGGTGTGGGATCAGTGGATGTTGGCGAGAGCCTGTTCAACCATCGCGTTCCACTCGTCGTCGGTCATCGTCTCAGCACGCAGCTTCGCGTTCTCATTCTCGAGCTTCCACACAAGGCTCCGGAGGGTATAGGAGGTGTGCTTCTGCTCTTCGTGAGCAACAGCAAAGAAGATGCTGAGGATGGTAACGAGGATAAGGGCGATGTAGAGCATAGTCTTTCCTTTCGTAGGATCTTCAATATAGCACGAGTTTATCCTGCGAAAAAAA